CCTTCCTCAAAACATTCGTCAGAACTTTGTGGTCTCATTCTCCCTTCGTGCCGCACTTCACTTCCTTGACCTGAGAGCAAAACTTGATGCTCAGGTAGAGATTCAGGCTCTCTGTGAAGGAATGGTTCCTGTAATGAAAGCGTGGGTTCCAGAAATCTTTAGTTATTATGAAGAGAAGCGTCTTCATAAAGCACGGTTGAGTCCATAAATATTTTTGTCTTGATTTTATAACAATGGCAACGTACCCTATAGTGAATACAAAAACTGGTGAGCAGAAAGAAGTGGAAATGAGTGTCCACCTTTGGGACCAGTGGAAAATAGACAATCCTGAATGGGTTCGTGATTGGTCCGATCCTTCTACCTGCCCTTCTCCAGGAGAAGTTGGTGAGTGGAGGGATAAACTGATCGCACGGAATCCGGGATGGAATGAAGTCTTGGAAAAAGCAAGTAAAGCACCAAAATCAAACGTAAAGAAACTCTAATGGCAAGAAGAAAAAGAGCAGAGCAACCAATCGGTGTTGGTCTTACAACTCGTCAGGCAAAGCGTAAAAAACCGTTAAGTTCTGAATATCTAGTAGATATTGATCCACTTACCGAAAATCAAAAGAAACTTTTCAATTCTTATGCCGCTCAAAAACATTTAGTTGCTTATGGGTGTGCCGGAACCGGTAAAACTTTTATTACTCTTTATAATGCTCTTCGTGAGGTTTTGGATGAAAGAACACCTTACGAAAAAATCTACCTTGTTCGTTCTTTAGTTGCCACAAGAGAAATTGGATTTCTTCCCGGTTCTTATGATGACAAGTCAGATATTTACCAGATTCCTTATAAGAATATGGTGAAGTATATGTTCCAACTTTCAAGTGATGCCGAATTTGAGATGCTTTATGGCAATCTTAAGGCACAGGAAACAATTAAGTTCTGGAGCACCTCATTCCTCAGAGGAACTACGCTTGATAATTCAATTATTATTGTAGATGAGTTCCAAAACGCAAATTTTCACGAATTATGTTCTATTATTACTCGTGTCGGTGAAAATTCCAAGATTATGTTTTGTGGTGATGCTACTCAATCTGATTTAATTAAAACAAATGAAAAAAATGGTGTAATTGACTTTATGAAAATTTTGAGAACTATGCCTTCTATTGATATAATTGAGTTTGGTATTGATGATGTGATTCGTTCAGGATTAGTTAAGGAATTTTTAATTGCTCAACACGCACTTGGATTGTAAATTATATGTCTAACTCGTGGAAGTTTACATTTATATAAATAATTATAACCTTCTATGAGTTAGATAATGTATAAAATTTACTTAATTACTAATTTTGAAAATAAAAAACAGTATATTGGAATAACCAAATTTTCCATTACTGAAAGATTTTATCAACATACCAAAAGAGGATTTCTTTTAACTGAAGCAATCAAAAAATATGGAGAAGATAAGTTCTTTATTGAATTGATTGAAGAAGTTGACTCTGCTGGAAGAGCATATGAATTAGAGCAGTATTACATTAAAGAATATAATACCAAAGTTCCTTATGGTTATAATTTAACTGATGGTGGTGACGGCATTTTTGGTTGGGAAGTAACCGAAGAATATCGTCAAGAATGTTCCGAAAGAGTTAAGCAACTTCATAAAGAAAAAAAAGTTGGTATGTACGGTAAGAATCATAGTGATGAAACAAAAAGAAAAATGAGTGTTGCCTCAAAAGGTAAATCAAAACCTTGGTTAATTGGAAGAAAACTGAGTCCAGAATCTATTGAAAAATTGCGTCAAATAAATCTTGGTAGAGTTCTTAGTGATGAAACTAAGAAAAAAATTAGTGAAAATCATCACGATGTAAATGGAGAAAATAATCCTATGTATGGAAAAAAGCACTCCCCAGAAACTATTGAAAAGTTAAAAGAAAAGGCAAAAAATCGTCCAAAGAGAGTTTGGATTAATAATGGTATTGAAGAAAAACTTATGAATATTGACGAATCTATACCTATGGGTTATAATAAAGGAAGAGTGAGGTCTTAAATGTTTAATCATCTTGATAATGTACTTCCTCAACTTGAAAGAGAAACAATTGATGGAGTCCGATATTATTCCGTACCCGATGAGGACCAACTGCTCAAGTTGGTCTCTATCACTTCCGTAACCAGTCATTTTAATAAGGAAATTTTTGTTAAGTGGAGAAAAAAAGTCGGCACAGAAGAGGCTGACCGTATCACCAAAGCAGCAACCAGTCGTGGAACAGACCTACATACTTTAGTTGAGAACTATCTTTATAATAGGGACCTTCCTCCAGTTCAACCCATATCAGATTTTCTTTTTAAGATTGCTAAATCAGAACTGAACAGGATTAATAATATCTACTGTCTGGAAGGGGCTCTATATAGTAAACAACTTGGTGTTGCCGGTACTACTGATTGTATTGCCGAGTTTGATGGAGAACTTGCCATCATAGACTTTAAGACTTCTAAAAAACCAAAACCAAGAGATTGGATTGAGAATTATTTCGTTCAGGCGATGTTCTATGGAATGGCACTCTATGAGATGACTGATATTAGAGTCAAAAAACTAGTCATCATTATGGCGTGTGAAAATGGTGAATGTGTTGTTTATGAAGAGAGAGACCTTAACAAATATATGAAACTTGTTGTGGAATATATTAAAAAGTTTGTGAATGATAAACTTGAACTAATGTCTATTTGACTAATTGATTATTTTATTTTATACTACATATTATTACTCTTAAATTATGGCAAATATATTAGAGACATTTCTAGAAATTAATATAGAATCTATGGAACAAACGGAAACGAACAAAGAATTAGAAAAAGCAATAGAGGATAAGTTTCTTACTCCTTCCAAATTTGCTTTAGAAATTGAAAAAATAGTTGCGGAAGAAAACTGTAATTATATTGATGCTATTTGTCATTATTGTGAAATCAACGGTATTGATGTAGAATCGGTTACTAAATTGATTTCTAAACCTCTTAAAGAAAGATTAAAGTATGATGCGATTAGTCTTAACTTTATGAAGAAAACTTCCCGTGCTCGTTTGCCTATCTGATGTCACCATTTGAAACTTATCAGGCATATTTGGGAATCAAGAATCATTTCACCAATCCCAAATATGATTACTTTAAATATAAAAAAACAAGAGCAACACTTACATCATTTAATAAACGCAAAGACCGGTATTTTTTCGAGAAAAGTTCTCGTAAATATTCGGACAAAGAAATAGTAGATTTTCTAGTATCAAATTTTATAGTAGCGGATAATCCCCAAAGTATGTGGATTGGTGAAATTATTAATTCTGGAGAAAGAAATTACCAAGAATGGATGAAAAGACAGCAGAGTCTGACTTACTTATTCAAGGAGCAATCAACAGAATTGTTCTCTCAGACAAAATTAGAGAATGTATTTGACTGCTCAAAAGGTCATCCAATTCTTCTCAAAACATTTCTAAAAGGTGAACTAGTACCTGAAATAATGGTAATTTATGATATAATATTTTCGTATATTAGTGAGTTTGATAAGAAACTTCTGGACCCTGTATGGGAAACCGTAAGTTTAAAAATCAAGAAATACAAACCTTTTCTAAATACAGACATATTCCAGTACAAAAAACTTTTACGGGACATTATAAATGAGTAGTTTTTTTGATTCTGATATTATTCAGGATGAATTAAAAGAAATTAACGAACTTCAAGAGTTTATATACAATAGTATTTTAACTTTTGGTATGATGCCTCGTGAAGATAAGCTGGAACATATTGATAAGATGACACGACTGCTTGAAAAGCAGAGAATTATGTATACCAGACTTTCTCTTTCTGATGACCCTCAAGCAATTGAGATGAAAGAGAATCTGAGAAAGTCCGTTGCTCTGATGGGATTTCCACCGGAGACTGATATGAGTATTCTTTTCAGTAGTATGACAAAAACCATTGAGTCGCTCAAAAACTACCTTGACTGATGAGCGATTTTTTGCTATAATATCTAAGTAAATCTCCCGAATCCAAACTATCCGAGGTATCTAAAATGGGCTTTGCTGACCTTAAAAAACAATCTAAACTTGGTTCTCTCACCGAAAAACTGGTGAAAGAAGTTGAAAAAATGAATAATTCTGGTAATTCTGTAGATGAACGTTTTTGGTCTTTGACCGTAGATAAAGCGCAAAATGGTTATGCCGTCATTCGTTTCCTTCCTGCTCCTGATGGTGAAGACCTACCATTCGTCAAAGTCTATTCTCACGCCTTTCAGGGTCCTAACGGTTGGATTATAGACAATTGCCTCACTACTCTGAATCAGAAGTGCCCTATCTGTGAGCACAACTCTGGTCTCTGGAACTCCGGTATGGATTCCAATAAAGAAGTCGCACGTAAGCAGAAGCGTAAACTGACTTATGTAAGCAACATTTATGTGGTGAAAGACCCTACTAATCCTGAAAACGAAGGTAAAGTCTTTCTGTTCAAGTATGGTAAGAAAATCTTTGACAAACTCACGGAAGCGATGCAACCCGAGTTTGAAGATGAGACTCCTATTGATCCGTTTGACTTCTGGACCGGTGCCAACTTCAAACTGAAGGCAAAGAATGTTGCCGGTTATAGGAACTATGATTCTAGCGAGTTTGCCTCTCAGGGTGCTCTTCTGAATGATGATGATGCTATGGAAGCAATCTGGAAGAAGCAGTATTCTCTTGCAGAGTTTGTTGCTCCTGACCAATTCAAGTCCTATGAGGAAATGAAGAAGCGTCTTGATTCCGTTCTTGGTGGAAAGTCTACTCGTGTTGATTCTGAAGTTGAGGATGAGGATGACTATCGTGGTCCTGCTCCTTCTTTGACCGAAGACCTGCGTAGTGAACTCAATAATCTGAAACCGACTCGCCCTGTTGAGGATGATGACGATGATGATGCACTCTCATATTTTGCAAAGTTGGCATCTGACGACTGATTCATAATACACCAAAGGGGAGATTTTTCTCCCCTTTTTTATGGCATCGTGATTCTTGTGTTTTCGGTACGGATTAGTTTCTTATCAACATATTGAGAAGATTTATCATAATACATAATCTTTCTCATATCATTTAAATATTGTTGTAGATAATCAGGTCTCAGTAGATATATCGTTCTTTTTTCTATGTTCTTTCTGGTTTCGTATTCATAATTACTAATACCAACAACAGGATTTAAAGTTTGTATAGGAATATTAGGGTCTGGAATGGTAAAGTTTGAATCTACAATTTTACCGGACGGAAGGATTAATCTTCCATTAGAATCTTTGATTTCTGTGGTTTCGTAGTGATGAACCGCATTTAAGTCATTTCCATAAACATTTTCGGCATATCTGTATAAGTCTCTATCAGAAAGAGGCCATTCATTTCTTACATTTACAATACCGGCAGTCATAAGAACCACCCAGTCATAATCTGCCTTGCCATAAACTTCTTCTGCAACAGTATCAGGTCTTGCACCTTCTGGAATCTGATACTTATTAAACAGAGTGAAAACATTCTGTAAGTCATCACGAAGTTTTACCCGACGAAATAGATTCTTTGCTCTTACATAATTCTGTGAGGAATTACTATCGGCAAAAGGTGATTGATACTCTAGGTCTGGTAATTCTCTAAAATAAGACATATTAGTAACCTACTGCTTGTTGTCCAATACTACTATTATAATCTTCATTATAAATCGGATTGAGTTCGGTAAAACTAAGAGACAATTTCATATGAACCGGAGTTTTATCAGCATAAGTAGCATATGAACCTGAACCCGTATAATTCATACCCATACTCGTCAAAGCACAGGGTTTGAATTTGTTTAGGTAAGGATGGTCCTGACTTCCACTCTTATATTTTAGAAGGAAAATATTTGGTGCTGAAATGAATAAACCAGCACCTTCAGTATTGCTACCAGTTTTTGGTGCCATAGATTGCTTAAAGATTCTTATAATTTCTTTAACAACATTTGATTCTTTTTCATCTCTTGGAGCAAAATCAAAATCAAATTGAAAAGTCCTTAGATTGACACCACTGAAAAGTAATTCTAGATTTGGATTTAAAACTTGACCCGATGATCTCGATAGAAGTGCAGTTGGATTTACACTTCCATTTGATACACTATTTACTAATGCGGAACTAAATGCATTTATTACTAAATCTTGCCCTCCCCCCTGAGTTAATACTTGCATACCAGTTGTACCTAAGTTCTTAATAGCATCAATAGTGCCTTCCCCAAATCCTTTAGATTTAAGAATACTTCCTGCTGCTTCTACACCTGCAGCAGCGAGAGGATTTAAACTATCATCACCCCAATTGACCTGATTTGTATCTCCAATATTTGATGGTATTGGTAATTGTATTGTTTGTCTTGCTTTCTGCTTGGAATTTTTTTCTGTTCCTGTTGCTAATTTAAGATTGTTT